CAAATTGTGGATAACCTTCCCAAGCAACCGAAGGGTTTGGTGGTGTGTTTGATGTTGCATTAGCAATTGCATTAGTATAATAAAGACTATCCCTATAAGGTGTATATGTAGTTTTACCACTAACCGTATTGTTAAATACATTTACAATTTTTCCCGAAACTCTAAAATCACCACTCTCTTGTCTTTCTTGATTGAATAATTCTTCTTGATTTATAGTTACTGATCTGTCACCTTCAACCATAGTTCTTCTATCACCAATTAATGGTGGTTGAATCCAAACGTCTTTATCGGTGTTAGAGGCATATCTTTTTGACCCTAAAACTATTAATATTTCATTCTCATTAGACATCTTGATTCAGTATGTATTTAGTAATGTATCTGTTTATTGCGCTTTTTCCTTTACCTAACCCAAAATAAAAATGGTAAGGAGCACCAACCAAGAATGGGTTTTGTTGTCCAGGTGGCATTGTCTCGTCGGTAGCTCCTGCAGGTGTTGAGTTATAAATATAACCTCTTCTACCTGTATTTAAATTATTAAAGTACTGTGAGAATGGTGCTTGGTAAAAACTTAAATCTTGGTATTTTTGTGAATAGAATCCTCCACCTAAAAGATTTGTTTCCCATTCATTCAAGTCACTACCAAAAATAGTATTAACAGAACCTTGATTTAATCTCCACTGATAAAAAGGTACTTCTTGTGTTTTAGGGTATCCAAAATAATTTGTTAGTGTTGGTGTAAACGTTGTAATACCAGGTGATACTACAATTCTATTTTCAGTGTTTGATGTAAAAAATACTCCAAATGTGGCGTCCCCTGCGGTTGCGATGTAAATGTCGCCGACACCATCATAACTATCTTCATCAAAACCTTCAACACCATATTCTGAATTAATACTAAATAATTGTACAACATCACCATCCATTCTGTCATCACTTCTAGAGAACATTCTATTAATAGATGCATCCCCAAAATTGAATATTTGTTGTAAAAAGTTAGTATTAATTAATCTTGATACAATAAATAATTGTAATAAATCAGATGTGTCGTTATATGATGTAGATTTTAAAGTATCGATAATATACCCTTCAAAATCAGGACTTGTACAAATTTCTCTAGTGAATTCATCCCTTGGTCCCATATCCATAATTGTCGTAGGGAAAAATAAATTTCTATCATTTGTTCCTCCAAAATCAACAGGCTGTAATGATGGGTTGGAGTATGTACCTTGTTTTGGTATTTGCCCTATAAAGTTATTTGAGTCATACGGTGTACATCTATAAAAAAGTGAGTTTGTTGTATTTTCAGTATAGAATATTGGTCCTTGACCCGGTCTTAAAGTACTATCATATGAACCACAAAACTTATATTTTTTAGGTTGTCCAACAATACTAAAAATTGTTTGTTTTTTAAATGAAAACATATATAGTGTACCATTAACCCAATTGTTTTGGAATACGTGAGCAAATATACCTCTACACGCACCGAACATCATTCTGAATCTTAACTTCCATTCTGTGAAGTTTTCAAAATCTTTTTTAATGTTTACCACATATGGTTTTTGAATGAACTGATAACAACCCGATTTAATTCTAACAGGGTCTTCATTATCGTCACATGGTGTTTCAACACCAAAAGTATTATTTGCAGGATCCACTGTGTAACATTTTAATGGTACCATTCCCGCACAATCAAACGTTGAAAGTACGCTACTAGCCGCGTTTGGTGTGTCAGGACCAAAGTCTTGAGCATTATTTGAAGAATCCGTTTGTCCCACACCAACTATTATTGGATTAGCTCCCGAATCTACTCTATATGCTGCAAAGTTATCATTTTGATGTAGGGCGAATGAATTGGCATTTACACCTGAACCACCACCACTTTGCGTTAAATCGGAAGTTGGTAGTCTATCTGATCTTAAAATAAGTTTTGGGTTAGGTCCTGCAGGTATTGTTACATTAAGTGAGGGGTTAGTTGTTACGTAAGCAGGTGCGTAAACTCGAGCGTTAATACTTGATAATGCACCAACGACGTTACCTGTTGATGATGTTGATCCTATTAATGATCCTCCTTCAATATTACCTTGTAATGTGGTATTATAAAATTTTATAGTATTTGTACCATTTGATGCAACACCAGGACCTGAAGTTATAGTACTAAGTGTTGGTCCTGAAGTTGGGTTCCATCCACCACCTCTTGATTTATCCAATGAAGAATAATATTTGATAGAGTCTGATGTTACCGCACTAAATTGTGTTCCTGTTATTTGAAAATTGTATGGTTCGTGATAAATAGATGATGAAGCATAAGATTGAGTATGTCCCTCTGGAGTAATATAATTGTTCCACCAAGAGTTAGAGGCATTACCTGTGTTAGGTTGTATCGGTACATTTAAATAATACTGCCCATTAACAGTAACACTATTTGTAGGTTGCCCAAATAATGTTGATAAATCATATTTTATATTTTGTTTGTCTGTCCATGGATCTGTCCCTCTAACCAAAATCAATATTCCCATATTTTTCCAACCATCTCCATTTACGGTCAATGGATTTATTGTTTCGGTTCGTATATTTTGGTTAGTGTCTTCATACCTAATATCTTGTAATTTATTTAAAATATATTTCCTTAATAAGTTTGTTGTAACCAACTGTAATGATGGGTTTGGTTGCACATTAATTTGTGTACCGGCAGCTAATAAATCAGCATCATACGCAGTCATACCAGTTACCACTTGGAAGTATTCCAACCCTGTTTTAAATTTATATTCTTTTTCTGAACTTGTTCCTGATATTTGTATAGTACTTGTTCCTAATCCTCCCGCAGCGGTAATATAACTAACCGTATAATTTGTAACCGCAGTGGTAGAAGTTCCTGTAATTGAATTTGTTTCAAATTGGTTTGTTGTTCCACTAACTAAATTTAAATCATTAATATTATTAGGGTTTGTAAATGTTAATAATGATCCGGGTTGGTAGGTACTTGCAACTGCAGGATCACATAATATTATTAAAACATTATCAGTAAAAGACGCCCCATTATTTACTGTTGTTGTTATTCTATTTGGTGCTGTTGTGTCAAAGTATCTTGCCCTAACATTTGCTAAATTTAATGATTGTGCGTATGTAACATCTCTTTGTAAAATATATTGTGAATCTGAAAAAACACTTACTATTGGTACTCCAATTTCAGGAGTTGTTGGGTATCCAGCCATCGCATATCTTATACCATAGGCGTCTGCTTGATATTTATTGTTCTTTTTTGTTTCACTACCTCCATATTCATCAACATTCAAATAACAAAAATAAGTAGGATACCCTTGTTCTATTTGATTATCGCTACCATCAACATCACATAATTGAATACTTGGTACTCCACCCCAAAAATCGTTTGAATTGACATTTGCAAGAAACGAATTATTACTTCTTGTATAAATCGTATATTTACCAATTTTATTTTCAGACGTACTTCCACCCCCACCAGGAGTATCATCAATTTCGTCTAATTCCAAATCAGGAGCATCACAAGAACACGCCTCACAATCAGGGTATGACATCATAGGTAAATTAATACCTTTAAAATTAAATGCCGTTAGCATTGGTGATACTTTAGCCGCGAACAGTACTGCTGCGGCAACAAAGAAAATCGCGGCTAAACCATAAAGTACTATTAAACCTATTGCTGGGTAAGCGGCAACCGCGGCGGCGATATATTGATACCCTAAATACGCTAAATAAATAGGAAAGAATATTGCAATCACCCATTTTAATATCGGCCAAACAAGAGCTAAAACGTGTAATACAGGTATCAACGCATAAAGTACAGGACTAAAAATTGTGATTACTAAATTGAATAAAAAGAAAATAAAATCAAAATTTCTTACACCATCATTAACAGGAAACCTATTTGTTGTTGTTGTACATGTTCTATCAGTGATTTCTTTAATCCCTAAATGTCTACTTCTATTATATCCCCATTTCCATCTATCTAAAAAGTTTGCAATTGTATATACTTTATTAAAGTGGAATTCATAGAACCTATCCTCACAATTAATTGCTTCTTGTATCATTTGGTTACCTATGGTTGTTGTTACATCCCCATAGTCATTCCAATCTAAACTAAATGCATATGAATATAGTTGAGCATTTAAATCCACAGGTTGGTTGGTGTTACTTGGTGACCACCCCCATTCTTTTATATTTGGAACTAAGTAGTCCGCCCTTAATATACTACTTTCCATACCCTCTTCATTTTGGTATTGGATTCTAAATCTATATTTTGCTTTTGTCGGTATCCCTTGTGTTGGATCATTAGATAATACTTGTTCACCAAATTCATTTGTTGTAATATAATCTAAATTCATAGGGACTTCGGTTAACCAAGTACCTTCATCGTCAATAATTTTACCACCTTCGGGTAAACTATATTGTTCGAGTATTGGTCTACCATTAACGTCGTAATCTATTGTTTGTCTAATTGCTAAAATTTTTCCTGAAGCAGAAACTAAATCACATAAATTTCCTGTATTTCTTTTTGGTTTACAGTTTGTCTTTAAAAAGTCTTCATCTGCAGTTGAGAATATGGATCCCATGAATACTGCCTGTGGTTTTATTTCTATTCCAACATCCCTTAAATCAAAATCAACCCTTGTAATTCCAATGTCACAAAGATCCTGTTCACCCCAAAATGATGTTACGTCAGCATCTTTCTTTATATTAATTATTTGTGGTAAAGAAGCTAAATCAGTTGATGATTTAAATTGATCACCATTAAACTGTTCAGGAGATGCCATTCCCATTCTTATTAAATCCGCAGGTCTTAAAGAGAAACAACCAATGTTTGATAAATCTAAATCTAAAACAACTGTTTGTATTCCAAGAGGAACTCCAATAATCATGAAGTCACCACTCTCATTAGTTTTAACTGTAAATTTGTAGTATTTTTCGTATACCTCAAGAACTTCTTTTCTTGTTAATATGTCTTCTCTGTCAGGAAATGTACCTGTTGGTGTGTGCCCTCCATATTCTTGAACGTAAGGTAAAAGATTATATCTATATCCATCCTCATTTTTATCTTCAAGTGTTTTATATGGGTATAATGTTGATATTACAATATCGTCTTCGTCTTCAGGCTTTAATGGTACAAAAACAGATACTGTTGCGTTTGGTATTCCGTATCCACCATTAACAATTACTCTTCCTGCAATAACACCATAGTCAGCACAGAATCTTGTATATACATCATCTTGTCTTAATTTTAATGATAAAATTTCAAGAAAATCAAAATCCTGATTAACATTAATTCTTATGTTTTTGTCTACTCCCGGCTGTGTTCTTATTCTATAACTTTTAGTCATTTGCCTTTTTAAAAATAAATAGTTATGTTCCTATTTTTTAAAAATAGGTGTTATAGAAATAAAATAAAGAATCTTATGAAAAGTCTACGGTTTTAAGACTCTTAATCCTAACTTTAATATCCTTATTATCAAATCTAACTTGATAAATTTGATCCGGTTCTGCAAAAATAGTATCATCAATTAACCCTATTTCTCTTGTGACTTTATTGACATATTTTTGTGATGTTTCAGATGAAGAATATTGCCCACCAACTTTATTATATATTTTTAAATCAGATAATGTGGAAACTCCCGCGACGTTTTGTATTAATCTTCTCACATCAGATACGTTAACATTTTGTCCTAACTCTCTATTACCAGGTTCCATATAGTTAGCAACAGAATTAATAATCTCAGTAATAACTTGTCCTTGATTTCTATCTGATTCCATGACTACAAAAATTTCAAATTCCAAATCAACAACTTTTGCAACATCAATAGAAATATAATCGTTTATCATTCTATATTTAGAAAGATATGTTGCCAAATTAGATTTTAAGTTATTTGAAACGACTTGTGTTAATTTACCTGAGGTATCATAAGATAATATCTGAATTCTAATTTTATTATTATTTTCGGTTATTGAAACTTTTGCAGGAGCTCCGAACTTACCCGGCATTGTATCTATTAATGATTTATAATCATTTACTGTTACCGCTCTTTTTTGTGCCGCAAAATTAAAAGACACCATATTTCTAACCTCTTCTGTTGTTGGTGGGTTTGAACCCCCAATAGCGGCAGTTACATTTGTTATTGATAGTGAGTTTTGTACATTTGTGTTTACTATGTCTGAAGGTCCTGTTATTGAAAAGTCTATAGTACCTACTTGATTAATGACTCCTACGCCAACATTTGTTGCAATACCACCACCTATTCTATATTGAACAAATATTGTGGTGTTTGGTTGAACGGTTAATCCTAATCCTATATTATTTTGATAATTTGCTAAATCTAATTTTATTCCATTTCTTGCAAAATCAGCAAGTTGTTGGTTTGGTGTTTTTGTTCCTCCACCAAATTGTACTTTCATAAACCCTTCAGGTGTATATTCCGTTATAAATCTATTTTCTGTTTTTATATATTTACCAACTTTAACCCCTGCCTTGTCTGTTGGTTTAGTCGGATCTTCAATAAATACAGTATCTTCCGCCAATGCATCTACTTCGTACCATCTATTTTGTGAGCTTAAAAAATCACCGTATGTCGGTATATTAGGGTAGCTAGTTCCGTCTTTTTGTATAATTGATGTTACTCCAAGAACGTTTCTTTCAGGTAAAAAGAAATTAAAGAATGGAACAACATCTGCAGGATTAATAACTCTTTTAAAAACTTTTGTTGTACCATTAACTACAACCTCTCTTTTTGTAATAACATAATTTATAATTTTATTATTAGCATCAAAAGTAGGGACTTTGGTTCTATTTACAAATCCTTCATTATTATACTGTGTTGAGAAGTCAATATCATAAACAGTTTCAAAGGTTGTGCCAGCACCATTAAATTGTGAACCCGCTCTTAATATACCTAAGTATCTGTAATCCTCACTATCACCTAAAGGTGGAACGACTACTGATATGTCAACAACAGCAACTGAAGGGCGATAACCAGGAATTTTTAAACCATATGTTCTAGCAATATTATAGATTGATGATCTTTGTTGTGCATATTGTAAAACGGTTTCTTGTATACTCCTATCAATGTGAAAATGTAAGTTATCAGCAACCGCAGCATTTAAATCCATTAAAACTGAAAATACAGAAGCATCATTAAAATTTTGTACTAATTCAGGGTAATACTGTTTAGTATAGTTTATCAAGTCTTGTCTTATTCCTTGAAAGTCCCTTGTTGTATAATTTATTTTTTGGTTAGCCATAATTAAATATTTATAATTACGAATTCTCTACTTCCGAAAGCTTTATTTTCATCAGTATAATCGATTTTTAGTTTTGCGGTGTACTCTGCAGTATTTGCACCTGGTATTTTATATATACTCGCTTGCCCTAATAATTCATAATCCAATTGTCCGACAACTTCATCAGTTTCGGTGTAGGGT